CACAGCACCTCGCATATGACACCGGGTTAGTGTGTGTATAAAATGCTTTGGGCTTAGCCTTTATGTAGAGATGGGCCTCAGGAGCGAGGGGCGACGATCAGTTCGCCTCGAGCGATGTTCTCGGCCCCGTTCCAGCGGGGCCAGGAGGCGACCGGCACTATTTACCCTCGGCCCTGCCGCGGCACGGCCCAGCTCGTCCGCATAACTGTGTATGCGGTACATAAAGGCGTCAGGGCGTTAGGCTGGCGAGCCATGCACCTTTCTCGACTAGGGTCACAATGTGTGCATGGCTCGGGAGCCTTACGGCCTGAAAGTCCGAAGGACAACTAGGCGTCCGGCTTTGGCGTGGTGGACGGTAACAAATAAGTGGGCCTTCTACTGAGAACATGCTTTGGGCCTTCTTGGGCCCTCATCAAGGCCCTCCGTACAAGAGCCTTTTACAGAGACTTGCAAGCCTTAAAATATGCGTGGAGAAGGATGGGCGACGACCATTTCGGGCGGCGTTCATCGTTCTGCGCGGGCCCACTTGGGCCCGTCCATTAACGTACGCCGCCGCCGGAGTTCTTCGCCGCCAGGCGGAGAAGGCCGAAGGTGGGGGATGCATTTAGTCGTCGTTGTCGGAATAACGTGATAAAGAGGTGCGCTGATTCCGCGATGTGCTATGGGTTGCGGCGTCGTGTTCGAGTCAGCGCTTCAATCCTACGTTATTCGGTCTAGGCTCTCCCGTCCACCGCGACATAGGACGCATGACAGGTGGCGGCGATCAGCCGCCTCGATCGTGCTTTCTTCGTGGTCCAGCGGCGAAACGCTGGTCGCCTTCCAATCCGATGATTGGCCCCCGCGGGAAGCGGCGTGCACAGGGCACGGGCCCTGCTGCGCCGTAGGCGTAGATGGGATGATGCTAATATGCAGGCAATATCAATGCCGTAAGACCCTCGGTATGTGAAGTGAATTGACAACGCCAGAAAGGTAGTGTCCTTGTATGAGTAGGAATTCGGTGCAAAAAGGCCCAATCCCACAAGCATCCAGTGTTGTTGCGCCGGCGCCGCCGACGCTACCACCAATCATACTGAATGACCCAGATACGCAGAAGGACGGCAAGAGCAAAAAGCTCAAAGTCAGCGCCAAACTGAAGCGTGCCATCGATATACTCGTGACGGATGGATGCACCATCACGACAGCCGCAAACGCTGTTGGGCTAACGCGGGAGAACCTGAGTAGGGCGTTACACAAGGATCACGTCGCTCAAGAGCTCGATCGCACAGTGCGTAAGTACCTGTCTATGAACGGGGCGAAAGCGGCCTATCGACTGGTACATTTGACTGCCAATGCGAAGTCGGAGTACGTGCAGCTTGAGGCGGCGAAGGATGTTCTTGACCGGGCGGGCATCGGCAAGACTGACGATGGTGCGCGGGTGCAGGAACTGAACGTGCAGATCAATCTGGGCAGTGATCGTGTGTAGGGAGAAGGCGAGGTGGGGGGCTATCCAAGATAGAGGGGGGGTTTAAAACGGGGAGCCCTCTACTTGTATAGGGCCCATCCTCTGTAGAATTTCCAGAAAAGCTCTCCCCCGTTGGAGGGACACGGGTCCCCCATCTATTATGCTGTGAAATCTCCTACGCGGAGGGCGCCATTCCATGGAGGGTCATGATCGCATGACAGCGAGTAGTGTATCTTACGGGCGGCAGGCCGGGTGACACGGCGAATCAACGCAGCCGGTCTTGCCATGCTCAGGGAGTTGGAGGGTTTACGGCTGAAGCCCTACTATGATGCAGCGGGGTTCCCGACTATTGGTCACGGGCATCTGCTTGCGCCCATCAAGGGTGCGCCGCTCGATCGCTGGCAGCCCATTTCAGAGGACGAGGCGGGGCGCTTGCTGAGCAGGGATCTGACACGCGCTGAACATGCTGTTACGAGTTTCGTCGAGGAGGATCTTACTGATAATCAGTTTTCGGCTCTGGTGAGCTTTGTCTTCAATATTGGAGCCAATGCGTTCAGGAACAGCACTATGAGGGTACTGCTCAACGACGGTACGCCGGAGTTAGCGGCCCATCAGTTCTCCCGGTGGATTTTTGCTGGCGGCGAGGTTCTTGAGGGTCTAGTGAAGCGTCGTGAACGCGAGAAGGATCTGTTTCTCAGGGCGGATGTGACTGCATGACAAGCTTGAACTATGACGTTCCTGGCGCCGAGCTTGGCTCCTTCATGCGGAGTGACGCTTTTGTTCGCGGTATCCGTGGGCCCTATGGATCCGGGAAGTCCGTGGCTGCTGCCATCGAGCTCTTCCGCCGCGCCCTTGGCCAGAAGCCGGGGCCGGACGGTATCCGCAGAACGCGTATGAGCGTTGTTCGCCAGACCGGACCGGAACTTCGGACGACGACTATCAAGACCTGGCTCGATTGGTTCCCCGAGCATGAGTATGGGAGGTTCTCCTGGTCGCCACCCTTCACGCACAATATCAAGATCGGCGATATCGAGTGCGAGGTGATCTTCCTTGCCCTTGATCGCGAGGAGGATGTGAAGAAACTTCTCTCGCTCGAGCTCACCATGGTCTGGATCAACGAGGCGCGGGAGATCGTCAAGCCCGTGATCGATGCTTGCACGGCGCGTGTTGGGCGCTACCCCTCGAAGCGCGACGGCGGCGCCACCTTCTATGGGATCATCATGGATACCAACTCCATGGAGCCCGAGCACTGGTGGCCGATCATGAGTGGTGAGGCGCCCATGCCCGAGGAGATGGATGAGGAAGAGGCGCTGACCCTTTTGAAGCCCGACAATTGGAAATTTTTTACGCAGCCGCCGGCGGTTCTCGAGGTTCGTGACGAGCACCGCAAGCTCACGGGCTATGAGATCAATCAGGATGCGGAGAACCTTGGCAACCTGATCGACGGCTATTACGAGAACCAGATGCGCGGCAAGGGCCGCGACTATATCGAATGCTACCTCATGAACCGGCTTCGGATCGTCAAGGCCGGGAAGGTTGTCTATCCGACCTACAATGACCATACCCATTGCGCGGGCGAGCCGCTTACTCCATTCGCCGGCCAGCCGATCCTCATCGGTCTGGATTTCGGGCTTACCCCCGCGGCGGTTTTTACCCAGCGTGTCAACGGGCGCTGGCTTGTTCTTCGAGAACTTTGCGCGAAGGATATGGGCGCGGCGCGTTTTGCCGAGCAACTTAAGTTCGTGATGGCCCGGCACTTCGGGGGGTTCGAATTCACGATCTGGGGGGATCCGGCCGGCGACCAGCGGGCGCAGACCGATGAGACGACCCCGTTCGAGATCCTTCGTTCTAACGGCGTGACCGCCCATCCGGCCAGCTCGAACGATTGGGTTCAACGCAGCGAGTCCGTTGCCGCCGGGCTCGATCGCATGATTGACGGCGGGCCGGGGTTCCTGCTCGATCCCGGGTGTTCCGTAATTCGCGCTGGCTTCCAGCACGGCTATCACTACCCAAAGATCAATGCCAGTGGTGGGCAACGGGTTAGTGATCGGCCGGCAAAGAACCGGTACTCTCACCCGCATGACGCACTGCAATATGTGATGATGAGCGCCGGCGAGGGCGCGGCTTTGACCAGGCGCGCCAAGAGACATGCTCCGGCCGTAAGCCGGGCGCGGACTCGTTGGAATGTTTTGGATCGTGCGAAGTCCTCGCGGTTAGCGCGTTTCTGAGGTGTCGGGGCTCGGGCATGTTGATACCTGGTATGTCTCGTTCGTCGAGCTGGTGAGTGGTGACGCGCCGCTCCCTCTCTGGCGGCATCTTTGCCGGCCCTTGTTTCGGCATTGCTTTGCCCTAGGCTATTGCCCGGTTGCCCGACAATGGGTCGTGGTCGACCCGCTGTCTCACGGGTTGCTCGTCATGCTACCCTCTTTTCGTGAAGTTGACGCCATCGTGGCGGGCATTAGACTCTCGCGCGGCCGGTCCCTGGCGATGAAGGTCGGGGATTGTGGGCGGCGGCGGCGGCGCGGGCCCTTTTATTGTGTTCAGGTAATGAAGTATCTCCTTGGTATGCAGTCCTCCGCGATCACTCCCTACCAGCTTTATCGGGCGATGTTGCGTCGAGGTGCGAAACCATGGGGGGGATGATCTCCGCGCCCAAGGTTGATAAAAGCGCCGCTGAGGCTGCTCGAGTTGAAGCGGAACGCGCCCGGCAGGAACGCGAACAGATTCAAGAGGACCTTGAGGCCAAGTCGTTAATCTATCGGACTGGTGGTGCGGGTCGGCGTTCCTTGTTATCCAACACGACAATAGGATTCCCGAGTGGAGGGCGAGGTCTTATGGCCAACGAGAGGTCTGCGACTCGCTATACCGGGACAACTCCTGCTCCGCTAACTGATAGGCGGCGGGCGCAATCGATGTTGAACCAGGTGTTACGACCGTTTGATCGCAGATAAGGGTTTTGATATGGCTGTTGTTCGCTCGCGCATTAAACGATTCAAAGGCTCTCGAAGGTCGAAGACGGACAGGAAGGGTGATGCGGCCGCCGTCGCCGCGGTCGCCAACACCATGCGGGCCGCCGGCGGGGAGCATCTGGTAACTGACTTCGATGCGAACATGGCGGCTCAAGTCGCGCTTCAGCCGGAATTACGAAACCTTCCGGGCGCAACCTCCAACGACGAGATCGAGAGGTTTGAGAGCCTCTTTGACGGTATAGGATCGGGCATCAAGCCCGCGAACCTCGATAGGGCATCAGCCGTCATCGAGTCCGCCCGCAAGATCGTCGCGGCCGAGAGCATCCAGACGAAGAAGCTGAAACGATAATGCCAGAAGGGATCGGATACGGCCCCACGGAGGACGGTGAGGCCAAGCGCGTAATTGCTCGCTTTAACAAGGCGAAGGCGATCTGGGATCTGTGGAAGCCGCAGTGGCAGGACGCCTACGATTATACCTTGCCGGGCCGGACGCGCTTCGATGGGCATACCAGTGGCCAGAGTAACGTCACCCGCCTTTTCGATATGACCGCGCCGAACAGTCTTCAGGAGTTCGCTTCTCGATTGCAGGCGGGCCTTGTGCCTCAGTTCGCCGAATGGATCGAGCTCAAGAGTGGCTCTGATGTCGAGGAGAGCCAACGTATCGACCTCGATCGCGGCTTACGAGAGGTTACTGATTTCATGTTCGAGGCGATTCATGCCTCCAACTTCGATAGCCAAGCTCATGAAAGTTTGCAGGATGTCGGTATCGGTACCGGCTGTCTCATCATCGAGGACGGCGACGACCAGCCAATCGTGGTCACGGCGGTTCCGCTCACCCAGTTCGTTCTCGAGCTGGGCCCCTTTGGGACCGTCGATGCGACCTACCGTTTCCGTATGGTCAAGAACAAATTGCTACAGCGGACCTGGTCTGACGCGACCTTTGATGTGGATACGCTTGCTCGGATCGAGCATGACCCCGATGGTGAGACGAAGGTCATCGAGGCGACCTGGCGGGATCGCGACGTTCGCATGGACGAGGTCCATCATAATGCCGTTGTTCTGGTCGAGACGGAGCAGGTAATTCGGAGCGGCGCTTTCTCGGGTGAGGGCTCGAACCCTTGGATTCCGTTTCGGTGGTCCGTTGCCGCGGGCGAGGTTTACGGGCGCGGCCCGGTTCTCACGGCGCTCCCGGATATTCGCGTCGCGAATCTTGTCGTGCAGATGGTTCTTGAGAACGCCGAGGTCGCGATCGCTGGGATGTGGCAATACGATGATGATGGTGTGCTTAATCCCGATACCGTCGAGTTACTTGCCGGCACCTTGATTCCCCGCGCACCGACCGGTCGTGGGCTTGAGCCCTTGCAGACCGGCTCGCGATTTGATGTTTCCCAGCTTGTGCTTAGCGAGACCCGCGAGTCTATCCGGCGATGTCTTTTTGACGAGGATCTCGGGCCCCCAACCGGGACACCGATGAGTGCGACCGAGGCCCAGGCGCGCCTCGCGATGATTAACCGGCGTATCGGTTCTCCGGTCGGGCGGTTGCAGCATGAGTTCCTTCAGCCGGTCGTCAAGCGCGTTCTCCATATTCTTCAGAAGCGCGGCGATATTCAGATCCCGCGTGTTAATGGGAAGGAAGTTCAGATCGTTCCGGTTTCCCCTCTCGCGCGTGCGCGGCAACAAGAGGGTGTGGTTCAGTTTGATCGTTTCATGGAATTGCTGACTACCCGGTTCGGTCCGCAGGTGGCGAATGTTCTCATCGATCAGAATAAGGCGGCCAACGAGATTGCTCGTCGTATGGGTGTGGATGAACGATTGATCCGGTCCCCTGCCGAAGTTCAGGAGCTTGCCCAGCAGATTCAGGCGCTTAGTCAGGCCGCGCCGGCTCTTACCGGTGGTCCCGGAGGTGAGCCAGGTGCGGCTCCGCCGCCGCAGGCGGTACCGGCCGCGTGACCGGGAGTCGCGGGGTTACGGATCCTCCGGTTAGGTCCCGGTCCAAAAACACTTCCACAGGGCCTGACGGTGTTGCGCGGGTTACTGAGGTCGAGGACGAGCTCAATAAGCTTTTCGCCAGCGTCTTTCGCGGTCGTTCTGCTCATAAGGTTCTCGACCATCTCAAATCTATTACCATCGGCCAGGTGGCGGGGCCCGAGATTGAAACCGGTCATCTCTTTCACATGGAGGGACGTCGATTCCTCTACTATGTGATCGACCAACGGATCGAGAGGGGGAAACATGGCAACCGAAAATGAAACCGAGGATAGTGGGAGTCCTGATGGTGGTGGAGATGCGCCGGAACGGCCGGAGTTTCTTCCCGAAAAATTTTGGGATTCCGACGCGAGCAAGGCGAATTTCGAGGGGTTGGCGGCTTCCTATGTCGAGCTTGAGAAGAAGCTTGGTAGCTCTCGCGATGATGTTCGGAAGGAGATTAGTGATGAGCGGGAGGTAGAGAGGGCGAAAAACCGGCCCGCGACTCCGGAGGATTACAAGATCGATTTGCCTGATGGCGTCTTGCCGGAGGGCGTGACCTTCGCGGCTGATGACAACAACCCTATGCTTCAGTTCTGGCGTGGGTTTGCTCATGAGCAGGGGCTCACGGCCGAGATCTTCAACCAGGGTGTCGGTGCTTATGCGAAGTCGCTGGTGGCGGATGTTCCCGATAGTAGTGTGGAGCTCAAGAAACTCGGTGATAAGGGCCCTGAACGTGTCGATGCCGTCTACAAGTTCCTGAAGGCGAATCTGTCTGGCCCGAATTTCGATGCTATCGATAGTTTGGTCGAGACGGCTTCCGGAGTTGAGGCGTTAGAGCAACTTGTGAAGCTTGCTCGAGGGCCGAACATCGGGCGGAATAATGATGCTGTCGCCGAATCCCAGAACGAGCTCGATCTCGGTCAGCTTCGCGAGATGGTTCGCGATCCGAAATACTGGCAGCTCAAGGATCCGGTCTTCGTCAAGAGCGTCGACGAGGGGTTCAAGAGGCTCTTCCCTGGCACCTCTGATTCTGCTCATAGGGGTCCGCTTGGTCCCTCCTGAGCGGGTTCCTTTTTTGTGAATTGCGGGCGTGCGGTTAACTGGACGATTCTTCGCACCGATTGCTAGGCCCCGCGGCATCGCCGACCGGCCCCATGGGATAACTGGACCCGGCCTGCCAGGGACAACCGATGCGACCACTACCGTATCCGTTGCCTGGAGGCACCAATGACCATCACGGTTGACGACAGTTTTATCAAACAATATGAGTCTGAGGTTCACGAGGCTTATCAGCAGCGTGGAGCAAAGATGCGCGGCGCCTGCCGTATCAAGCAGGTCGCTGCGGAGGACACTACCTTCCAGAAGGTTGGCAAGGGCACGGCGGGTAAGAAAACCCGTCACGGCAAGGTCCCTGTCATGAACGCCGCACATACTACGGTGACGGCGACACTCGAGGACTGGTTCGCGGGTGACTGGTCGGATAAGCTTGATGAGCTCAAGCAGAACATCGACGAGCGAACCGTTGTTTCGAATGCGGGCGCCTTCGCCCTCGGGCGGAAGGTTGATGGGCTTATCAACGCAGCCGCGCGCTTGAGTTTGCCTTCTGGTCAGAAGGTTGCTGAGGGGTCGGCTGGTTTGACCAAGGCCAAGGCTCTCAGCGCGATCGAGATCCTTAACAAGACAGATGTCATGGACGACGGCCAGCGCTTCTGTTTTGTCGGGCCACATCAGTGGAACGAGCTCACGAACATTACCGAGTTCGCGAGTGCCGACTACGTGGGTGAGTCCTTCCCCTTCCTCAAGGGTATGCAGGAACCCCGGCGCTGGCTCAATGTGATCTGGATCTACTCGACCCAGCTTACTCTCAGCTCCGGTACCCGGTACGTGATGATGTGGCATCGCTCGGCCATGGGCCTGGGCGAGGGCATGGACATCACGTCCGACATCACCTGGCACGGCGACTATGCCGCGCATTTCATCAACAATATGCTGAGCGCCGGGTCGGTGCGGATTGACGACGAGGGTGTCGTTGAGATCGCGTGTGACGATGACGCGACGATCAGTTAAGGGAGATCACTGATGGCTTTCGACATCAACGATTTCAAGATGGTCAATGCCGGTGGTGGTACGCAAAAGATCTTTGCGTACACTACCAACGATCTCCCCTCGGTGATCGAAGCAACGGCCTACTTCCCGGTCTCTGGAGCTAACTCTGTTTACGAGTATATCTCTGTCGGAGATCTCATTCTCGCTACGACCGACGCGGATGGTACGCCAAATGTGCGCGTCTACGTGGTGACGGCAACTTCGAGCTCTGCCGTTACCGTTGCCAAGGCAGTTGGCGATCTGGTGGTACTCAATGCTCAGATCGTCGACATATCGACGGCCGATCAGGTCTACGTGGTTTCGCCGGTCGCCGGCGATATCGTTGCGATCTATTCGGTCATCGAGGCTGCGATCGGTACCGCTGATGCCGACCTTACGGCTAAGATCGGTGGCGTTGCCGTTACTGGCGGTCTTATCACAGTGGCCACTTCTGGGTCCGCGGCTGGTGATGTCGATAGCTGTACTCCGACTGCCGCGAACACGGTGGCGGCAGGTGGCGCAATCGAGGTCGAAACGGACGGAGCTTCGTCCAATACGGTCTTGGTTAATCTGACTATCGTGATCTCGCCTAGCTCTTAACCTGGGGCGGGGGGCGGCGCTGCCGGCGTCGCTCCCCTCTTCCACTCGAGGGGGCCTATGAGTCAACTTCCGAAAGATCAATTCGGCAGTCCTATCCCTGCCCTGCACCCGGCCCGGGCGCAGGATGTTTCCGTTACTGGGACCACTGCCGTTAATAGCGCCGATTTTGGGGCGGCCGTTCAGGCTGTTCTTCTTCACCCGACGGTTGATATGAGAATCGTTTTCGGCTCCTCGACCACTACGGCGACCGATGCTGCCGCTTCCCCGATTATCTTTGCCGGGCTAGCCTATGCGTTTAGTACCCATGGCGATAGCCGTGTTGCGGCGATCAAGCTTAGTGCGTCGAGTAACGGCACGCTTCATATCACGGAGCTTGAGTAATGACCGGCTTAGCGCCTAGCGGGAATATCACGTCGCTTGGCGGGGCTACTGTCGATGCCGATACTTTGATGGCCGATACGGCTGATATTCTCACGGCGGGCTTCGCGGGAACTGATGTCGATCTGGGTACCAATACTAGTGGCACCGAGACCCTCGACTACGAGGCGGGGAATTTCCAGAAGGCTGTGAATGGTGGTGCCCATACGCTTGCTCCGCAAGCGGTAACCTCGACCATCGTGGTGCAATACACGAATAATGCCAGTGCGGACGCTATCACTACTAGTGGATACACGATCGTGACCGGGGACTCGTTGACCACCACCAACGGTGACGATTTTATGATGTATTCTACGGTCGTCAATAGTTTCAAGCATCTGCATGTGGTTGCTCTCCAGTGAGTCTGTTACCGATAGTCAGTCCAGGTACGGATGTATGGCAATCGGTGAATGCCATCGTTGGCGCGACAGTAACTCTGAATTCCAGTGATAAGAACGCCAGGATGAGTCTGTCTGGCAGTGACTTGATTGTGACCCATGATGCTTCGTCCAATCACGCTCTTGTTCGCGCGACACATGCTATCTCCTCCGGAAAGGCATATTACGAGGTCACGATCGCCAGTGCTGGATCCGGGAATGTGAACATCGGTGGGTGGCAATCCGGAACCCTGGCGACTTCCGATGGCAACTATCTTGGCAGCGGCGGGGGCCTCGCCCAGGGCTGGGGCTACTCG